ATCATATTCATATTGAGTTTCAACCAAAAGTATAAGAGGTAAATTGTAATGGATTGGATTATAGAAAATGGTAACGCTATTCTTGAGATAGCATTGAAAGTTGTTGGAGCGTTCTCGGTGATTGCTTCACTAACGCCAAACACCACAGACAACAAGGTTGCCGACGCCCTGATGCGTATCATCAACACGATAGGGTTTAACATCGGTCAAGCTAAGAACGCCTGATGGTTGAAGCGGCGTTTGCTTTGATCCTGCTGGTAGCTATGGCTGCCACATTTGGAATTCTCAACGCTAAGTCGAGGGAAGATCTCGGTGGCGAAAGGGAACTAAGAAAGAATGCTGAGTCGAGATCAAGGAAAATCATCAAGGGTATCGAGAGTCTCATGGACCCTCGTCCTACTCGCGATGTCCTCATTAAGCATTGGAAGCGCAGGCTGTCCAAGGCCACCAGTAAATTCGATGATCCCTCCGTGTCCGACCCCGACGAGTGAGGCGATAGAATCACTGAGTGAAGATGAGGTTCCGATGCCTGTGCTTATGTATCTGATAGACCTAGATATATATTGCAGCATGATAGATGTGATGAGAGAATAAGAAAAACCCCCACGCATTTTGCATGGGGGTTTTTCTGTTCCCAGTGGTCGGCCCGGTAGGACTTGAACCTACGACCGTCCGGTTATGAGCCGGTTGCTCTAACCAACTGAGCTACAGGCCGACGGGATATCTAAGCTGCTAGCCAGACAGATAGTCGGCTACCCGCTGTGGTCACGCAGATACCGTTGTACTCATCCATGAGTCTGCATCGTGTCACCTGTGCAGATCCGGGAGATCCCATGATGATTGACGTTGGAGATCCCAGCAGGCTGAGGCTGTCGATTATCTTTGCCCAGTCGTTTCTCTTATTACTCTTGCTCATTTTTGTTTTCCCTTTTCTTCTTCTATATTAATTTTCCTAGACAGGTAAAACATGGCCTTCCTTAGGTCTTGTACCATGCGATCTTTCCTGCCTGCCCTTGATATGTACTTGAGTACATTACCTAGATGGAAGTCTAGTTCCCAATCCTCCACGACATCTAGCGGTTCATACTTTCTTCCGAAGGTGTAATGGGGAGGATTCAGCACTGGATCGTGAACGGTCATTCGCTTAGAAGTCAAATGATCCATCCTCTTCCACCAAGACATCTCCGCCCGGACGGCGAGAAGCCTTTGGCGCAGTCGAGGAGCTGCTTTCCTTCTTGTCCGTATCCTTAGTCTTCCAAGAGTTGTCTTCAAGAGCAATGGAGATATAAGGCTCATCAGTTTCTCGATCAATGTTCTTCCACATTGCGACACTGAGATACGTTTCCTTGTTCTCTGTGAATTCCTTAGTCACATTACGCAACCATTGGGCACACTCTCGGTTCTTCTCTTCCGCCTTAGGCCCGGTGAATCCACCAAGCTTAAAGCTCCCGCTGAAATCAGGCTGCTTGTCATGAGTCTTTTCTTTCTTTCGTGCGCTTCCAAATACCTTAGCCATTTTTTTCCATTCCCTTCAGGACATTTGCCCAGTGCTTGAATGAGTCACCGACAGCCTTTGCTGCAACGGCATCCTCTTCTTTCAGTTCGCTTACTAGTGTTTTGTTTGCTTCGTAATATTCCATGATCGTTCCATAGGTCATAGCGGATTGGAATAGTGTGTTGAGTAGGATCGCTTTTTGATTCGTGAATAGCCTGTAATGAGTAGCCACCTCAGACATAATCATCTCATCAGCTTCCTTGGTAAACTTCTTATTATCCAAGGGGAATCGCTTAGATCCAAGGATGGTGTCGTCGTACAGGTAGCGACCAATGCCATGCTGAACGGCGGCTCGCTTGAGGGCATCGGAGTACATCCCCTTGTCTCCCTCGAACGTAGACTGAGTACCAACGTCGCTCTTCATCACCCAGTCAAAGTCGTTGTCATACCTGACAGACAACTTGCATACACATCTAGTCTCCAGGTCTGTGTACTCTGTCTGCCAATTATTTATACCAACGATCTCATCCAATCGATCCATAACATCGCGAGCATCCAAGTAGAGCAGCGCGGAGGATTTGCTTCCACGAAAGTCAGCGGCTCTCCACTTGATCTTGTTCGGAGCAAACGGAGCCTTCAGCCCTGTCTCCACGATAGTTACCTTGATACTCATTTCCTTCTCTTGTCTTTCTTTCTTATCAGCATATGTCTCTTCAGCCATTCGATGCCTCCCTTTCTCTTCGCCAGTTATCCCATTGATCGCATGTATCAGAAAATTCGCAGTATGACTTGCATCTCCTGAGCGTTTCATGTGTTTTTGATATGTAAGTTTCTAGCTGAATAGATGGAACCATGTCGTCGTAAGCAGCCGTCGCAGCCCTCTTCGTTTGGTAGAACTTCTTTATTCCTAAGTCTTCGCGAAAAACCTGCCATGCTGTACCCGAGGGCCACACCGCATCACGCCTGCAGTCAGGCAAGTCCTCGTCAGGTAGAGCCCTGGCGGTTGAGTGGAGTCGCACTCGTTCCCTTATGAATTCTTCTCGCTTAGCGAAACTCCACAGCGGTATGTCCACCGTGACTCCCGGTCGAGCTGGGTAACTGTCAGGCATTCTCTCCTGGGATGAGATCCTCCAATCCCTAAGGAATGCGTAGATCTCCAGCTTCTCCACAACGGAGTCAGTTTCCTTCTCCACCAGCCATGCGTAGATGTTTAGCTGCTGCTCCCACTTGGCTGTGTCTCTCATGGAGAACACTGAGGTGACTTTGTAATCACCTATGACCATTCTCCCCTTGTGAATGATCTGAACATCCATCGCACCTGAAATGGTCTTACCATCTATCTCTGAGAATAATCTCTGCTCTGACACCTCCTCTTCGGGAGCGTTCAGTTCCATAAACTTATGGAACATCTGCCCTATGTGTACCCAAGGGTTTTCGTATGGATCATTGATGCTGAAATCCGGATGACGTGATTTGAGGGTTGCGATCTTCGGATCCTCTAGCAGTTCCGTGGCTGAGAAATCACAGTCCCCGCTATCATAGTCATCATCTGCACAGAATCGCATGAAGGATTCCGGAGCGCCGTGCTTGTTTTCTATATTCATGTTCGTTCCCCTTTCGTTAAGTCTCCAAAATAATAGGATGTTAATGCTATGTCAAGCGCAATCAGCTCACCCGTCGAAAAGAATTTGGCTCATGACTGGATGCAGGAAATCACTGGCGAGCCAGCGAGTAAATCAAACTCAAGAAGAATAGTAAGAATCCACGGTAATACTAGAATCATTAAGAGTAAGAAGGCCCTTGAGTACAGGGATAACTTCCTGTCGCAGGTGAGCCCTCCGGATGTCCCCATCGAAGGCGACGTAGAACTAGAGGTAGTAGTATGGTACAAGACAAGAAGACCCGATCTGGACATATCATTAATAATGGATCTCCTGCAAGAGGGACTAGTGATAGTGAACGACCGGCAGATCAAAGTGATCAAGGCATACCATCAGCTAGACAAGCTGAATCCCAGATCATCTATAGGGCTAAGGCGGGTGTCGCCAGACTTAACGCTGCCGTTCTAGCCCAGGCGGCAAAAGATCTGTGCAGCAGTAAGCAAGATTCCATAGATAAGATACTTGAATGGACAAGCACTGATATGTTCCGCGAGGTGTGCGGAATAACTGGCTTCGACCATGAGGAAACATCCGCAAAGCTTAGGAATATTGCTGGTATGCCTTTGCGTATTAGGCGTGATCTGGTACACAGCCTAATCGAAGCCGCAAGGAGAGTGTAGTTTCTGAGCGGCGATAGCAGCGTAGGGGGAGAGGCGGAACGAAAGGGATAAGTTCCACCTCTCCCGAGAGGCCCAGGAGGCTAGGCCATCTCTGCCATGCTGATGCCTGCCGCCACAGAGGCGAGTGACATCTTGGGTTCATTATCCCACACCATTAGAAGAGAGTCAATGTGATTAAGAACGTAGGGAACATATGGCATACGGGAAGTGAGTCCCGAGAGGGACTCTTGGGGAAGCATCTAAAACATATGCTCCCATAAACCCTTTAAGAGATGTAGTCATCATATCATTATCTTGTCAATAGGTAAGAATTGCAAAATGGAATCAATCGCTTCACTCGCGTCCAGCGAGTATCCCCGTAAGTCGCCAGGAACATTCAGCTTCGTGTGCCCTGAATGCTCCGATGATAGGTCGCAAAGAAATCGCTCACACAAATGCCTAAGAATAACTTTTGAAGTTAGCCAAGCAGTTTGGTTTTGCCACAACTGCGGGGTGAAGGGGCAAAAGTTCTTCGAAGGACTCCACCTAAACGAATTCAAGGACAGGAGAAATTCTGTCGAAAGACCAAGGGAAAAACATATGAGAGCTGTTCCGTCATACTCAGTAGCCACAGAAGATTTCAGAAGCTCCATCTTCCTCAAGAGAGGCATCGATCCTGGGCCAATCGGAGTACCGATAACAGATAACATTCTCCATTCAAAAGATATCTACTTCAACAGGCTAGGAGGCAAGAGCGAGGCAGTCGGGTTTGCCTACGGTGACGGGGCAATCAAGTGGAGAGCTGTGGATTCTAAGGATTTCTCCCAGACCGGGGTATGCCGTAGCCTATTCCCTGCTCCGTCTAACTTGAGCGGGTTGGTCCTGATAGTGGAGGGGGAGTACGACGCAATCGCCATGAGATCGTGCGGCTACGAGGCTTACAGCGTGCCTACGGGGGCCAATGTGTCCGGCGATGTGATGCCAGACTTCCTTAGACCACTCGCTGAGGGGCTAGACAGCGGCTCTATCGAGGTGGTTGTCGCCGTGGATGCGGACGAGAAGGGCCGCAAGTTCTCCGATGCCTTGGTGGGATGGCTGGGGAGAAGCAAGGTAGGGGTGATCGACTGGTCTAAGTACGGCGTGAAGGATGCCAACGAAGCCTTGTCTACTCATGGCAAAGGGATCATGAGGACAGCCATCGCAGAGGTGGGCAATGCTCTCTACGAAGGGATCGTGAAGGTAGCTGATATAGCAAGTACGATTAAAGATATCAGAGTCGATGGCTTCAAGGGTGGTGCGAAGATCGGATTGAACTCCATTGATAATCTATACACTGTCTGCGCTGACCAGATATCTGTAGTCACTGGCGTACCCGGTAGTGGGAAGAGTGAGCTGATAGATTATTTCATGGTGTCACTGGCACAGAAAGAGGATTGGAAGTTCGCCATCTTTAGTGCGGAGAATCCA